ACTACTCAAGTAAACTTGCCTGGTATAAATTTAGGTGATGTTGTTATACCAACACCATTTAAGGAAATACCAGTACAAGGTCATTCGTTAACATTCGAAAATTTAGAATTACAATTTTTAGTAGATGAGAAATTAGAAAACTATATAGAATTACATCAATGGTTAGTTGGGATAGGATTTCCAAAATCAAGAACACAATTTAGTTCATTTAGAAATAGAAACTCAAATGCATTTCCAACTGCAACACCAGCAAATGGTAATCCAGCAAACAATCAAGCACTTTATGGAGATGCAACACTTGTTATAACATCAAGTAAAAATAACCCAAATGTTGAGGTTAGGTTTTCTGATATATATCCAGTAGCACTTAGTACATTACAATTTGACCAACAAGCATCTGATGTAGAGTACTTGACAGCGACTTGTACTTTCAGTTATACTCTCTATGAGATATTTACATTATAAAATAAGGTTATATTATGGATTTAGAACAACTTCAGAATGAGGCTGAAAAAGACCTCAAAATAGATAATGAAAAACTAGACATTGAATCACTTAAAACACCAGAACTTTACGCAAAATATTTAAAAATATATACTCGTTGGAATTTGTTATCAAAACAAGCAGAGTCCGAATACAAAGTTCTTTTCAGAAAAAAATGGGAATACTATTCTGGTAAAGCTCCACCAAGTGTTTATCAAGAAAATCCGTTTGATTTGAAAATACTCAAACAAGATTTACCCACATATCTTGAAAGTGATGAAGACTTAATAAAATCGAAACACAAAGTTGATTATCATAACGCAATGTGTGATTATGCAGAAAGAGTCTGTAAATCAATAAACAATCGTGGATTTCAAATTAAAAATGCAATTGATTGGAAAAGATTCTTAGAGGGTTCATTTTGATTATATCAAAAAAGAATGAGGTTCATCTGCGTGTTAAGACTGAACCTAATTATGCAAGAGAATTATCAGACTTTTTTACGTTTGAAGTCCCAGGCGCTAGATTTATGCCTACCTATAAAAATAGAATTTGGGACGGTAAAATCAGACTGTATTCAGTCGCATCAAATGAAATCTATGTAGGTCTATTACCTTACATAGAAGAATTTGCAAAACGAAATGAAATAGATATTGAGTATAAGGAAGGAGTTTTAAATGAGAGAAAATATGGAACTAGCGAGTTGGATAGATTTGTTGGAAGAGTGTCACCTAAGTCCAAAGGAAAGACTTTACAGATTCGTGATTACCAGATGGCCGCATTTACTCATGCAGTCAGAAATGATAGGAGTCTTCTTCTCAGCCCTACTGCTAGTGGTAAGTCGTTAATAATTTATCTCTTGACAAGATGGTATGAATCTGATAGGGTACTAATACTTGTACCAACAACATCTTTGGTAGAACAAATGTATTCAGACTTTGTTGACTATGGGTATGATGAAAAAAAGATGCAAAGGATATATCAAGGACACTCCAGAGAAATAACAAAAGAAGTTGTAATCTCAACTTGGCAATCACTTTATAAAATGCCTAAGAAATTTTTTGATAATTTTGGGTGTATATTAGGTGATGAAGTACATCTTTTCAAAGCAAAATCACTTACAAGTATAATGAATAAATTACAACAATGTGTCCATAGACATGGGTTTACTGGAACTCTGGACGGCACACAGACGCATAGACTTATACTAGAGGGTTTATTTGGGTCTGTCAATAGAGTAACAACAACTAAAGAACTTATGGAAAATAAAACGCTTGCAAAATTAAATATTAAGTGTATAGTGTTACAATATCCAGAAGTTGATTGTAAATTTATGAAAGACCAGAACTTTCAAGATGAAGTAGATTTAATAGTAAGAGATGAAAGAAGAAATAGATTTATTATTGACTTGACAACACACCTAAAAGGTAATACACTATTATTATTTCAATTTGTAGAAAAACATGGTGCAGTACTATATGATATGTTAAAGGACTTAGATAGAAAAGTATTTTATGTTCATGGTGGAACAGATGCACAAACAAGGGAGAATATTCGTGAAATCACGGAAAAGGAGAAGAACGCAATTATTGTTGCGTCATACGGCACTTTCTCTACTGGTATTAACATTCGTAATCTTCATAATGTTGTTTTCAGTAGCCCAAGCAAATCACGCATAAGAGTATTACAGTCAATAGGTAGAGGATTACGACAAGGAACAGAAAAAAGTGTTGCAACTCTTTATGATATCGCAGATGACTTTACACATAAATCAAGACAAAACTTTACACTTCGTCATTTTATGGAACGAATAAATATCTATAATGAAGAAGAATTTGATTATGACATCAAAAATCTTAAAATAGAGAAATGACATGGAAACCAAAATATTAAAATTAAGAAATGGTGAAGAGATTGTAGGAAATGTATCTTCTGGTGACGGAGAGTTTCTTAAAATACAAAATCCATTAAAAGTTAATATTTATCCAAGAATTAAAAAGGGTAAGGTAGAGGAGGCTATGGCTTTCTCTCGTTGGATTAATTACAGTCAAAACCAGACATACGATATCATCAAAAACAATGTGATTGCAATAACAGATTCGTCAGTAGGTCTAACAAGGTTCTACGACTTTTGTGTAAGTAAGATGGAAGATATGAAAACAACTGAATATAGACAGCCCTCTGACAAAGAACTACAAAATATAGAAAGTGAAGTTAGAGAACTTATGAGTAGTTGGTATGATGAAGATGATGATGAAAAACCTACTATACATTAATCTGTGAATCACAAAGTGAGTATACACAAGAATTACTTGAGAGTCAAGTCTCCATAACGACTTGACTTTTGTAATGCATTATGTTATAAAGGTATAACTTTTAACAAAGGAAAGGTGTCGTGTCAAAAAAACCCCATTATGTAAATAATAAAGAATTTCTTAATGCAATGATTGAGTGGAACAATCGGTGTAAGGAAGCTAAACAACAAGGTAAAAATCCACCACCAATAACAAATTATATTGGTGAATGTTTTCTTAAAATTGCAAATCATTTATCATATAGACCTAACTTTATAAACTATACATATCGTGAGGAAATGATTAGTGATGGGATTGAAAACTGTTTACAATATGTACATAATTTTAATCCAGACAAATCGAACAATCCATTTGCGTATTTTACACAAATAATATATTATGCGTTTTTAAGACGAATACAGAAAGAGAAAAAACAAGCTCATGTGAAAAACAAATACATTGAAAATATGAATATCATGCCTGAAGATTATGGTGGAGAAGAATTTGATAATCCATATGTAGATTATCTACAAAAGAATTTTTTACCAGAGGAAGATGTTTACAAACCTAAAAAGAAAAAAGTGAAACCAAAAGGATTAGAATTATTTTATGAAGATAGCACTGATAACTGATACTCACTTTGGTGCAAGAAACGATAGTTTACCATTTAATGAGTATTTTTATAAGTTTTGGGAAGAGGTGTTCTTTCCATACATTGACAAACATAATATCAAAACAATTATACATTTGGGTGATACTATGGACAGACGTAAGTTTGTTTCATATAAGATTGCAAATGATTTTCGTAGAAGATTTATCACACCAATAGTAGATAGGAATATTGATACACATATTCTTATTGGTAATCATGATACTTACTACAAGAATACAAATGAAGTAAATTCTGTAGCTGAACTAGTTGGTAATAAGTATAGTAATATTAAATATTATGCAGACTGTGACACTGTAGATTTTGATGGTACACCTATTCATTTTGTCCCTTGGATAAATGCAGATAACTATGGTGGTACTATTCAAAGTATCAAAGAAACAAATGCAAAGATTTGTATGGGTCATTTAGAGATAAATGGATTTGAAATGCATAAGGGTCATTTCTCTGAAAATGGTTATCCAAAAGAAATATTCAAAAAATTCTCAACTGTTTTATCTGGACACTTTCATAAGAAATCAGATGATGGACAAATTTATTATCTTGGTGCTACATATCAAATGACATGGAGTGATGATGGTTGTCCTAAAGGATTTCACATCTTTGATACCAAAACAATGGATATGGAAAGAATTGTGAATCCGTATACTATCTTTGAGAAAATTTACTATGATGATACGACAACTGACTATAGTAAAATAGAAACAAAGAAGTATAGAGATAAGTTTATCAAATTGGTTGTAGTCAATAAAAAAGACTTATATCAGTTTGATAGATTTACCGATAAGTTGTTACAAGAACAAACTCATGAAGTAAAGATTGTTGAAGACTTTTCTGAATTAGATGCATCAAATGTATCTGATGATATTGCAGAGAATACACAAGACACAAATGCAATACTGGAAAAGTATGTAGATGAACTTGATACTGAATTAGACAAAAAAAGATTGAAGAATACATTAAAATCACTTTACCTAGAAGCCTGTGATTTGGAGATATAATGATAATATTCACAAAAGTAAGATGGAAGAATTTCCTTTCAACTGGAAATACTTTCACAGAGATTTTTCTCGACAAAAACCCATCAACATTAATTATTGGAGAAAACGGTGCTGGTAAATCTACCATTTTAGATGCACTTTGTTTTGGATTATTTAATAAACCATTTCGTCAGATAAGTAAATCACAACTTATCAATACTATTAATGCGAGAGATGCCATTGTTGAAGTAGAATTTGAAACCCAGAATAAAAACGTAAAAATTGTTCGTGGTATTAAACCTAATTTGTTTGAAATTTATGTAAATGATGTGATGATTAATCAAAATGCAAATGCAAAAGATTATCAAAAACATTTAGAACAACAAATCCTTAAATTTAATTATCGTTCATTTACACAAGTGGTAATACTTGGTAGTTCTACATTTGTACCATTTATGCAATTGAATACTAAAGCTCGTAGAGAAGTTGTTGAAGATATTCTTGATATAAAGATATTCTCTTTAATGAATCTTGTTTTAAAAACAAAGTATAGAGAAGTTGCAACAAATATACAAGAAACAAAATACGGTCAAGATTTGACTAATAGTAAGATAGAAATGCAAGAAAAGTATATTGAAGATGCAAAGAGTAATCGTGAAAGTCTATTGAACGAGAAGAAAACTTTAGTATCTAATAATGAAGAAGAAATATTTGCAACTACTAAACAAGAGTTTGAGGTAAAAAAACAAATAGATTCTATTCTTGAAAAAATGATAGGTGAAAATAAAGCTGTAGAAAAAAGAGATAAATTAAAAGATTATCAATTCTCACTTAAAGACAAACATAATCGTAATGCAAAGATGATTGATTTTTTAGAAAAGAATGATGATTGTCCTACTTGTGAACAACACATTGATAAGGAATTTAAAACTAGAAGTATACAAGTGAGAGAAAAAGATAATGTAGACCTTATGGAAGGTTTGACCAAGTTATCTTCAGAGATGAATAAAGTTAATACTGTTTTGAGTGAATATAAGAAACTTGCAAAACAAGTACAAACTAATGAAGTGGAGATTGGAAAGTATCGTAGTAAGATACAACAACTTAATAAGTTTAATGCAAGATTGGAAGCAGAGATTGAAAATATTGAAGAGAATCAAATTGGTAAAGAAGACTTGAAAAAACTTGACAAACTGAAAGAAAAGTTGTATAGTTTAGATTTAACATCAAAAAAGTTGAAAGAAGAATTATTCTATTATGATGTTGCAAAAAATCTATTACAAGATACTGGTATCAAAACAAAGATTGTAAAACAGTATTTACCGATTATGAATAAATTAATTAATACTTACTTGTCAAGTATGGATTTCTTTGTTAATTTTAACATTGATGAAAATTTCAATGAAACTATTAAATCAAGATATCGTGATGATTTTACATATGCAAATTTTTCAGAGGGTGAAAAGATGCGAATAGACCTTGCACTTCTTTTTACTTGGAGAGCTGTTGCAAAAATGAAAAACTCTACAAATACTAATCTACTTATACTTGACGAAATATTTGATAGTTCATTAGATAATGATGGAACAGATGCGTTCCTCAAAATCTTAGGCACTTTCGATAAAGAAAACGTATTTGTAATATCACATAAACAAGATATGTTATTTGATAAATTTAGAAATACAATTAAATTTGAGAAGAGTAGAAACTTTAGTAAGGTGGTAGTGTAATGAATCAAAGTGAACGATTTTATCAATTGTTAGAAGACATGAAAAAAACTCATGATGCAAAACGACATGATTATGCAAGTGTAGAAGATGTATTCGCAAACTTTAGAACTTGTGAGATGGCTGGTATACCAGCATGGAAAGGTTGTTGTGTTCGTATTGGAGATAAGTTTAGTCGTATTATGGGTTTCGCAAAAAAAGAAAAATTAAAAGTCAAAGACGAAAGTATTAAAGATACTTTGGTTGATATGGCAAACTATGCTTTAATTGCATTGATACTTTATGAAGAAGAAAATAATGAAGATAATTAATGGCTGTTGCAGAAAACAAATGAAAAAACTGCAAAGACAAAAGATTATGGTTGATGCAGTTGTAACAGACCCACCATATCATTTAACATCAATAGTAGAAAGATTTGGTAAAGATGGTTCTGCACCAGCACAGTTTGGAACAGATGGTGCATTTAAAAGAGCATCAACTGGATTTATGGGAAAAGAATGGGATGGTGGAGATATTGCATTTGACCCAATGACTTGGAGTTTGTGTTTAGGACTATTGAAACCAGGCGGTCATTTGGTTGCTTTCTCTGCATCAAGAAACTATCATAGAATGGCAGTTGCAATTGAAGATGCTGGTTTTGAGATTCGTGACCAGATTATGTGGATTTATGGTTCTGGTTTTCCTAAATCACACAATATTGGAAAACAAATTGGAGATGAAGATTTTGGTTGGGGTACTGCATTGAAACCAGCACATGAACCAATCGTACTTGCAAGAAAACCAATATCAGAAAAATCTATTGCAGATAATGTATTGAAATGGGGAACTGGTGGTATTAATATTGATGGTTGTAGGATTGAGGGTAATGATGCAGTCTATCCAGATACTAACCCAGATTTTCGTGACCAAGGTAAGAAATCAAAAGAAGCAATCGGTATTGATAAACTAAGTTTTGGTCAAACAGAAAATGTAAAAAGAAAAACAGCAAATCGTAATCCAAGAACTGATGATAGTGTGTTTAATAAAAGTACAACTGGATTTAGGTCTGAAACACAAGAGTTTGCAGATGCAGACCCCAGAGGTAGATTCCCTGCTAATGTTATGCATGATGGTAGTGATGTAGTGCAAGATATATTTCCAAAAACTTCTAAATCTACTGGTGGTGGTGGGAACAAAACTGTTAGTCCAAGTGATAATGTTTATCAAGGTGGTTGGGGTCATAAGGAATATGATAAGACAGTTGGTTTTGGAGATGAGGGTTCTGCATCAAGATACTTCTATTGTCCAAAAGTATCAAAGAA